GTCTTAATGTTTTAAAAACATACATTGAATTTGAATCGTCCAAGTTTACAGTAAACTTTAACGCCAGATCAAGTGTAGTAGTATCTGGTTTACCTCCAGCATAATTCCTTTTTGCAAATTTATACTTCTGAGAAACAAAACTTGGGTTTTTATCCACATCAAGTCCGCCAACAGAAACAACATGCTCAAGCAGAATAGGTCCACCAGCAACTGCTGCCGGAGGAATTACATTCACCTCAAATTGATTGAGGTAAACCGGCTCAAATTTATTAACAGCGTTTATCGAGTTTTGGTAATGTGGTAAACCAGCCATTTAGTTTTATCCTTTTTTTATATTTATCCGAATTTCAATTTTTATCTAAAATTAAGCGAATTGGATAAATCCTCCAGCAGCAATACCGCCAGTACGTGTAACAGTAATTCTATTTATGAATTTCTGTATTCCTCTAGCAGGCTCTATGATCACGTCTATAATTCCTATGTTCTGATCAATTATTGAAGGAGGGTTATTAGAAGAGTCCATTATAACCTGATAAGCATAAATACCTCCACCAGCTCTAACTCCGTCTAAATAATTATCAACCAATGTCTTGATCTCAAGTCTAATAGAATCTTCGTTGAAGTCGAATAGGTAGTTAGCCATAATTTCTTCTACATCATTCTCAACACTTATAAGAAGGTCCCTCACATGAACGAGATTAAAAGCAGAGTTAACAGTTTGATATGCTGTTTGGTTACCAAAGATTACTACGCCAAGGCCTCTCTTCTTAATAATAGGGTTAAGACCCACTGGCTCTATCCAACCTCTATCCTCATCAGTAAAGTCATATTCAAGTCCAACTAAGTTTTGTCCTGAGATTACCCCTCTTTTCTGTCCTGCAATAATGCTGTAAGGTTCTCCGTTAGCAAATTTTCTTACAAAATTGTTAGAAATATAAGCTGCAGGAGGGACATTCACATTCCTATTGTTTTCTCTCAATGTTAAATATGGAGTGTAGAATGCTGCATACTTAGCTCCTTGATCCTCGGTAGGTAAACTGAAGGTATATGAAGGATTCAGAGATAGGTTACCGCCTTCTGCTATATACTGTGATTTCAAAGAAGGATACGGATTAGTCTGTGTTGGTGCATCGGTAAATCTAGGATCAGTTGAAGATCTAAACTGGTCCATAGAAGGAGCATTTATCAAGGCTAATGCCTTTTGTCTCATCATTGCCAATTTACTAAGTTGATACTTAGAATTTGGTAAAATTTGTCCACTGAAAGTATCAACAATGTATCTGAAAGAGATTACGTCTTTAGCAGCCAAAGTAGCAGCTATGTTTGTATTGTACATAACGTCTAAAAGCTCAGATACTCTTGCATCAGTTCCATTTGGTCTGTGTGAATCCCTCATTGTAAATCCTTGGAGATATGTGAAATCAAAGGATCTAGTAAACTGTGGTATAGACTTGAACTTCTGAACCTGAATAGGACTTCCAGCATAGTAATACACCGGCCTTGCGGTAGTTACTCTTACCACGTTAGCCGTAGTTGTTTGTGCAACTGCGGTTACTCTAGTTAATCTATTTTGTCTATTACTTCCAACGGTTTCACAGATATCAAGATCTGTAGAAACTAGCAAATCACCAACTGAAATTGGGGAAGAAGGAGAAGAAGATATAGTAAAGTTGGTCGGGTCTATTTGAGTTATAACACTTACAAATTGATTGATTGATCCAACAGAGGATATTATATCTGTCTTGTCAGAACTTACTGAAGAACCTATGTTATCAGAAGCATAAACGCTTCCAAAAGCAGGATAATCCTCCAATTGATCTGGACTTTGTCTAGAAACGTTATTAAATGCCCTAGCATAAGAGACTGCGAATTGATCTCTATCTACAGTAGTTTCATATCCAATATAATTAACAGAGCTACCATCAGCATCCAGCCAAATTTGGTCTCCATTCTCAAGCTCACCGTATAGAAGATCTTGATAGAATTGTGTGGTAAGCTGTCCTGTTAATACATTATTTGCTGTTCCTGCGGTAGCTCCCGTAGCAGGATCAACGCTGGTAATATCTAAATAATCCGAAGTTGCTATTTGATAATAATCAGCTGAAATGTTTCCAGAAGTAGCTCCAACCATATCAGTGTATGGTGTTACAGAAATTCCCTGAGCTGCATAAGAAGTAGTATCCAATGGGTGTGTCCATGTTAATAGTACATTACCACCGGTTTGTATAGCACCAGATACCTTAAGTTTAATTAGATCATTATCAGAAAACTGATTTATGACAGAACCAGTTAATCCAGAAAGACCCGTTACTGTACCAATTATGTAAGGAGATGATGTTGCAGTTGGCGTTGCAAATGCTATCAATTCATTCTTCTCAGCAGTAGTTAGAGAAGCACCGGTTACCCCAGTATTTGTAACTACATAATGTAAACCACCATATTTTAGAGAAGCATCGTATGCATTAAAAGCAGTAGCACCAATTCCATATGTTGCTGTTGCACCTACAGTAAATAAGGTACCAACATTTATAGAATCTGGAGATGCACCAGTAGCAGCTGTAATAGTTGTTACTTTCTGTGTGTATAAATAATCAGCAGTTAGGTTCTGATCATAACTTAAGAAATTAAGCCTTGCATCTACAATATCCCTATCTGCTGTAAGCTCGTCAATTAGATGATGTCCTACAAGATCGATCTTATATGGGTTATTACAAAGGTCATCCATAGCATCCTCATCAACAGCACAGAATAATCCTGTAGAAGGGGTGTTATTATTGATTAAAGTCTGGATGTACTGGTTGTTACCATTAAGATCTACAAAATCAGGAATTAAACATCCTGTTGTAGACGTTAGTATATTTACATCTGGCTGTGAAAGGAAGTTATTAATCTGACTCTTTATAAATCCATTCCTTGTAAAGTAAGCACTCCATTTCGGATCCAGCGAAAGTGTTTCGTAGTCTGTCCAATCTCCAGATATTGAGATCACATCAATAAAATAATCAGAGATATAATCATAAGGGTGCATAAAACTAGGGACATTATCAGCTCCATACCAATCAAGTGCAAAAACATCAAAACCTTGTAGCGGAGGGTTGGCGTCAGTAGATTTTCTGACAATAACACTCATCGCATCCTTACCTAAATTAACTAGGTTAAACAATCTTCCAGTATCAACGGCAGAAAGAGTTGCCAAAAAGTAATTTGTATCTGCAAACCAAAATCTCTCTTTGTTATAAAAAGATGAATATAGCTTAGATGTTAAAACCCCGTTGGATTGTTCGGTATCGATGGAATATCCAAAATAATTAACAACATCAACAATCGGGCTATCGATATCATTGTTAAGATTTAGTAGATTCAAAGCAAATACGGGTCCAGTGTTTAGACACGCAAATATTGATCTATGAAAGTAAGATCCTTTTGCTTCTAAAGTTTTATCTATTTCACCAAATACAGCAACTGCCGTAGTTACATCCGGTAAGTATACGGGTGCATTAAAAGGTCCTTTATTCGAAAATCCCACCACCAGTCTAATGGTCTGAGATGTTAGAATTACGTTTTCAGAAGCGTCAAATTCTAAGGTATAGACCCCCGATGCTTTAAATTGGGATAAATCCAGTTTGATTTTCTTTGCCATTATTGTCCAAGAGATATTTTTGCCTATTATATATCTAAATCAGGGCAAGCATTTTAGGCTACTACCCCATTAGTAATAGTATATATCAGAAGTGATGTATTATTTAGAGCAATTGACTAAAAGAACCGTAAAAACCACCTTCTTTAGTCCCATCACCAGATGAGCTGGTTTCCTCCATTTTTAAATCTATAACATCTCTATAAGCAGACTCCTCCAGTTCATCGTATAACTCACCTACAAGATCATAAAAATCTGACGATTCAAACATACCTGCAAGGTTAACTACGGTCATTGCTACGTCATCGTGTCCAGACTGACTAGAATATGTTCCCCTGCTATTAAGACCAAAGGAAAATAGTTCTGGTATGGTCCACCCGGATTCATTAATAATTACACGATTTACCCTGGTTTGAGATCTTAAGATCTCGCAGTATTTCATCTTGTTTTTCTCGTTGTACTTAATTCCAGGTTTTCTCGTCCTAGCAGATTCTGTGTGTTTGGTGTGTACAAATAATTCAAGAGGGAAATCATCATTTAGAATAAGCTTATCTATAAGCAATTCACCTTTAAAGTTAATCTCCAGTAATATCCTAACGTTTTCTGGGTTGAAGAATTTTAAAGTCATGGATTCTAATATTTTTTTAAAATCCTCAACCTCTATCTCGTTATCGCGATAAACACCGACTTG